GCAATGTCGGTGTTCCACTATCACAACAAAAGCAAAATGTCGAAGTCAGTGAAACAGCCAGAAAAGAAGTTGTTAAAAAGGCTGGCGACATTGTTGCAACCAGCGATAAACTTGTTACGGAAATTATGAAAACCGAACAGGCTGCTCAAGATGCATTGACCAAGCCTAATAACTTTGGCACATTGATCCATGGTATGATACCTGGAGAGCAAACTGTTGGTAAAGTGTTTAAAACACAAGACCATATCAACACACAGAACATTCTTGATGTTGTTAACAAAGTTGCCGCAACCAATGCTAAGATGTTGGGAACAAACCCAACTGATCGTGACTTGCAATTCGTTACCAGCACCAAGCCTGATGAAACTTGGAGTCAAGAAGCAGTTGCTGAATGGCTACGCCGTAGTGCAGAAGGCACACGCAGAACTCTTGATTTTGCTCGTAAGCAAATGGAAACTGGCGGTCGTTTTGTTCCTGAAACTCCACAACCTAAGCCAGAAGCACCTACTAAAAAGTTAAGTAGAGAAGAACAACAGGCTGTTGAATGGGTTAGGAAAAATCCTGATGATCCAAGAGCCGCAGAAATTAAAAAACGATTAGGACTATAATCCATGGCTGAGTTTGATCCAGATGCATTCCTTGCAAAACGAGAAAAGCGTGGGGGTTTTGACCCTGACGCATTCCTTGCTAAAACAGCACCAGAAACTGCCGCACAAACTTTTGGTAGAAGTGCAACAAGTCTTGCTGATACTGCATTAAACGCTGTTACTGGAACACTTGATGTTGCAGCGTATCCGTTCGCTCGTGCATATTATGGCATGACTGGAAACAGAACTCCAGAACAAGCAGCAGCAATGGCGCAGCAGCAAACAACAAGTCCTAAAGATGTTGTTGGTAGAGCGTTTGGTGTTGCTGGCACGCAAGGTTATGAAAATGCACCATTACGAGCAGCAGGCAGATATATTGGCGAGGGCTTACAAGAAAATGTAATTCAACCTATTGCTAATACTAATTTACCTGTTGTTGGAAATATTCCGGAAGCAGATGTTGGTAACATGCTAAACAGTTTGGCTATGGGTGTTGCACCTGTTGCTGGTAAGGCTGCGGCTCCTGTTGCACGAACAGTTAAAAATGTTGCACAAGCCCCTATTGATGTTCTTAAGGGTGGTGTCGGTAGAGCCACTGGTTATATTGCAGAACCTGGAGCCACACCAAAAGGTTATCAAGTTCCTAGCAGTCGTGTGCCATTAGGTGAAACATATATTCCAGCAGAAGCCATGGCAGAACTCAAACAAGGTATGCCAATCAGTGAAGGTGCAATTCGTCCAATTAGTGAATTAGCCCCTGGACCTGTTTTAGCACTTAGTGGTGGAGAAGTTCCTATTGCTGGTCAAGCAGCCCGTGCTTTTGGAGAAAGACTAGGTGAAACATATAGTAATCCATATACTGCGGCAGCAGATATTGGCAGTATGTTTTTAACTGGTGGTGTTCCAGTATTAACTGCTGGTCGTGGTGCTTTAGGTCTAGCAAAGGCTGGTGCAGATGCATACTTGGCTAGAAAAGGCTTTACATCGTTAACTCCAGAACAAACCGCTGCATTAAATCGTGGCATTAATCCATTTTATGAGCCACCTACTGTTGGTCCTGTTGCACCAAGTGTACCGACAGGAAATGTGTTTAATCAACCACAATTACCACAGTTATCTTACAGTCCAGCAGGAGAAACTGCTATACCTATGTCTGGTCCTGGTAGACGAATTAATATTGAAGGCGAAACATTTAACTTACCTTACGAAATTAATACAAGCCAAGTTCAAACCGCAAGACCACAGCCACAACCTACAGTTCTGCCTGTTCGTCCTACAGCAGAGGCACCTGTACAACCCACAATTAATACACAGCCAATTAAACCATTGACCGTAGCAGAAGATGTGGGCAAGACTGCTGAACAACTTGCAGCCGAACAAAAAATATTAGACTTTATTAATGCTCGTCGTGGAATTGTTACTAATGATCCTGTAGCAACTCGTCAAAACTTTGCTAATACTATAGAACAAACACGACAACAACTAGAGCAAGCCAGAATACAAAATAAAGAATTATTTGGTGATCGTGCAACAGCAATGAATGAGCGAGCAGGTCAAGGATCATTAATGCCTAATCCTAAAGATACAATTACCGATGCAACTGCTGTTCGTCATATGATTAATCAAACAACACAAAGTGCAGTAAAACAACAAGGTAAAAAAGTAGCATACAGTCAAAATGCATATAATGATCTAGCACAACAAGCAGGAATTACGCTTGATTGGAAAACAGCACCCGATATTAGTAATATGGGCGTTGGCGAAGCAAGAAAAGCAATGAGTAAGTGGATGTTTGATAGTATTGATGCACAAAGTCCAGAATTAGGATTAAAAACCCGTAAAGAATCATTTAGCGTTCAACAACGCCGAGCAGAATCAGAATTCGGTATTGGTAAAGAAACGCTTACACCCGAAGAACTTGCCGCGAACGAAAAAAGAAAACAAGCAATAAATGCAGCACTTGGAAAATCACAAACTTCTGGTACAGCAGGACAAACTACAGGTATAAATTCTAAACTGCAAGCCTTGTTGGATAAGCAGAAAGCCGCAGGTAACTATCGTCCGCCTAAAGATACTATGGAGACTATGACTGGCTCAGGTGTTCATGCAACTATAACAGATGCTGCCAATGATGCTATGGTCCAGACTGTGCGTAACCCAGATTATTTTAATGTAAGTTATCGTCAGGGAAATAATATTGTTCACGAAACTAAACAGCCAAACTATCACGCTGTTGAAATTGAGTTTCCAGACGGAACAACACAAAAAATGACAGAACAGATTTTTGGTGGTGAGAAACATTACAGTCAAGTTGCTAATGCTGATTTTGGACAAGCAAAATCATTACCTAGTAGTAATACAAAACCAGCAGACTGGACTACTGTATTAGATGAATTTACAAAACAATCTGATACTCCACACAACGTCAATGAAATGGGTATTGCACGAGTAGGTGATATTTTATTTGATCCTGATGCTCCTGTTACTCGTCCAGTTCGTCCAGACATCACTGAGGCTAAAATAGTAGATACACCTGCATTTAAACAAGTTTATGATTCGCAGGCAGATTTTGCCTTTGACAATACATTTGCGGAAATAACTAATGCGCCACTACAAGGCAAATATCTAAACGCAGATAAAACAAAAGTTATTGAAGTTAGACCTAATCCACACTATAATCCAGATTTAATTAATTCGCAAAGACAACTTAGAGAATTTGCTTATGATGCTAAAACAGGTAAGCAAGTACCTATGGGTGAAAAATGGACATGGGATGAGCCTGCACCATATTCAGTACTTAAAGAAACGCAAAATAGTGGTAAACCGTATGATATGATTGGTGATGCTGGGCCCGACTATGGCGTTTTTTATGCACGAGGAAATTTTGCAAAATCTAAAACTATGAGTTGGGATAAAAACTTAAAGATCACTGATATTCTAGAAAAAACTGGCAGGGGTGAATCTGGTGAAAATGTCAAACATACAATATATCAAGGCATTAATAAGCAAAACAACAATATATTTTCAATTGAAATATATAGTGATGAATTTAATAGAAACGGTGGAGCATTTGATTATAGTGAATATGCATCTGGTAAATTTCCAAGTTCAGCGAAAAAATTATTTACAAATCTTCCAGCAAGACAACAACCTGGAAAACAAGTTATAGGACAAAGCCGATATCTAAAATACAAAGATGGTAAGCCAGAAATTACCGTTCACGAAGATTATCTTAATGCGGAATAAGTAATACTATGAATACAGCAGAACAACTATTACAAGTTTTTAACAACAACTTTGTAGCATACTATAGAAGCCATGTAGCACATGTTAATATCATGGGCAGAAACTTTGCCAGCGATCACAAATTGTTAGAAGGTATCTACGAAGACTTACAAAGTCAAATAGACACCATAGCAGAATTGCTACGAACGCTGGATGAGTTTATGCCAGATGAAATCCAATTTGTTTTAAATGAAAGTACTATATCAACTACTGCATTGTCTGGTAGTAGTGATGATTTGTTAGCCAGTGTAAGAGATGATTTAGAAACTCTAAAAAGTTTTTATGAAGATTTAATGGAAGAAGCAGAAGCAGATGCTCATAAAGAAATAGCCAACTACGCACAAGATCGTATATTGGCTATTGCTAAACATATCTGGATGCTAAATGCTACATTGGATTAAGTCTCTTATATGCATAACTGCCACGAACATCATAACCATGGCGTTCGTGAAGTTTTAAGAAAGTTTGTTGATCGCGGCGCATAGTAGTTGAGCAGATAATTGGAGTTTGTGAATATTGAGCAAAACGCTCCCACAAATCCATCATATCAGTTATTAATTGTATGCGAATACGGGCACTAAGGTCAAGTTGAACATGAGCCATACGGATAACAACCATACGGTCATCGCTCCAAGCGGCTCTGTCATTTGCTTTAGCCCAAGTGTATGCTAGTAGTTCCCCACTATCGCTAGTAGCAACACTTAAAAGTTCGGTAGTGGGAAGATAGAATTGGTTGACTACTGCCAGAGTAATATTTCTGCTGTAGGCAACTGGGTCAGGTGTGAAAATTAAGTCAATCTCTTGCTGGAAATGGTCTTGTGCCATTTTAACAATGTTAGAAACATCGTTGCCAGTGGCAGGTCGCCAATTGTGTATCATATGCTAATCTCCTATGCTATATGATACTTATCATCTGGAACTCACTTATAGAAAGGCATAAATAATAGTATGGAAACAGAAAAACCTAAACTAAAAGGTAGACAAAAAAGTGCAAATCACGGCGGTAAGCGTGAGGGGTCTGGTCGTGTAGAAGGCACGAAGAATATGATCACTGTCAAAGGCTTAATGGAAGCCGTGGCAGCAAAAAGCGGTGGACAAAATTACACCGATTTGTTAGTTGAAGATTTTTTAAATGCTAGAAATAACAATGATACAGTATTAATGATGAAATATCACCAACTGATTTTACAAAAAGTCTTGGTCAATGTAAGTAAAATTGAAATTACTGAAAGCACTGATGCTGTTCAAGCAAAACAGGCTGCTTTTGCAGAGGCATTAGCCAAACTAACAGCCATAACAAAAGAATAAATAACTATATGCCGTTAATTAAATCTACTTCAAAACAAGCGTTCAAGAAGAACGTTGAAAAGGAAATTGCTGCTGGTAAACCACCAAAACAGGCGGTTGCCATTGCGTATTCCACAAAGAGAGCAGCGGCAAGTAAATCAACCAAAAAAGGAAAAAGCAAATGAGCAATTTAGATTTTGATGGGATGAAAGGTGATGGCGTTAATCGCGGTAAAAACCGTTTCGCAGGAAATCACTCAGGTAAAACTGCCCCAGTAAATGTTGGTCGTGGACCAACTAAAGGTAACCAAGACTATGATGCAGGTCAAGGCACACATCGTGAGCCGCCAACTCGTGCATTACCAGCAGTAAAAGCAGGTAAGGACATGTTTACAGGCACTGCACAATATCGTGGTCAAGGCGGAACTCAGGTTAAAAAGCCTGGAGCAGAAGCCAAGATCAATGTAGGTCGTGGACCAACTAAAGGCAACACTTGTTGCTAATTGGAGAATATAATGGCAACTAAACAAATTAACCAAAAGCGTGGACCTACAACTGGTAACGCAGGCAACGCAGAAAAGCGTAATGCATTCATGGCTGAAAAAAGCAAAACTGACAGTCAACGCAGTGCATTAGCCAAAGTAGTCACAGACGCATTAGAAATGCGTGGTCGTGGTCAAAGTGGTAAAACTAACCCAGCACTTGAAGGCGTGCACAGTAACACCAATGTAGGCAGAGGTCCAACACGAGGCAACGCAGGTAGGAAATAATTATGGGCTTCGTTTCCAATATAAGCGGTGATCTTGGACAATCTACTGGTACTCTAGGTAATATGGGTGGCACCCTAACTGGAGACGTAATGGGAATGGGACCAGGCGGTTTTGGCTCACAAAATTATGAATCAACTCAGGCAACACGGGCTAATCCAAACTTAGGTCTTGGATTTGGTATGCCATCTGGTGACAATCCCGTGTATGGGCAACAAAGTCCATTTCAGCCACCTACAAACATTGGTGGCGGTAATGCACAAATCGGCGTACCAACCGTTGGTTATCCTGGCAGTGCACCACAAAACGGCGTAGATATAGGAAATATCTTCAGCGGCATCACCTCAGAAATAGGAAACTCGATCATCGGCGGAATTGGCGGCAAAGGCGGCTTTAATGGCGGTAATGCACAGATTGGCTTACCTGGCGGACCTCAATTTGGTGGCGGTATGATTCCTCCAGGTATTAGTGGTTTAGGTCAGGTGAAATTAGATGCCAATGGTCAACCTATTGCTGGTTCTGGAACATTTAATGGGCAAGCACCTACAAATCGTTTATCAGGTATGCAACCACAACAACCAATTAGCAGTCCTCGTCAAGTTCCTGCTCCCGCTAACAGACCTGTATTCAATCAGGCAAATCAGCCTGGAGGCGTAATAGGCAGTCAGCAACAATTCCGTGGTGGATTAAGACCAGCACCAAGAAACTATCGTCCGCCTACACGAATGAGATAATACAAGATCGTTTATTAAACGCTAAATAAAATGGAGAACACAATGTTCTCCATTAGCATTTTATAGTATAGAAAGGTATCGTATGAAAAAGAATGCACCTACTTCTAAAAAAGAAGCAAATATTTGGGATGACGCACCCGAACAAGAACCTACAGCAGAAGAAATCCTTGATGTAGCCGAACACATAGCAGCACAAGCACCACAAAGTATCAGCACGGCTGAATATGATATGGAAGGTTTGATGACTGACTTCCCTACTGCTAAAGAATTAGAACGATTTGTTTTTGATGAAACAGGTATTGTTTTAAACTTAAAAGGCAGAGCCAATAAATTAAAATATCAAGTAGCCATGGATGTACTCAACGGTGTTACTGTTGATGACAAGTTTATTGGTAATGAAAACCCTTATGTTGATAAAAACGATTTAGTTCCAGAAGAACCACTGCGTGCTTGTCCAGAGCGTGATAAAACCTTACCTGATCGCAGACAAGTGCAAAACAGTTTTTGGGTATCTAATGCACCGCATCCAGATCACGATGCAAGATCACAAGACAAAAAGTGTCATTTAACATTCCGCAAATATTCTAATGGCACTATCAGTTATGAAATAGAAGGACCGCTAGAACTAATACCACACGGTGAAAAAATTGACAAGTTTGGTAGAGTTCGCCCTGAAATTATGCGTTGGCTTGACCCACGCACAGGTGAACAAATTGTTCAGCGTGAAGATGGCACATTAACGCAACAAGGTAAAAAACTTCGTGCCATGATGCAAGGTAAGCGAGTTAACAACGGCAACTTCTGGGATGTGTTTGTTAATCGTGAGTTTATCAGCATCAACGATAATGTTATCAATAACCCATGGGATACAGAATAATGGACGATACAAAACGCACTATCATTGACCAAGCACAACAACAACGCATGGTTAAAGATACTGTGATTTTGCAAAAAGTTAATGCTGCACACAGGGAAGCGTTCAAACAACGCTTTCCTGGACAAGTAGAACATTGTATGCGTCTTACCGCAGAACGGCTACACAAAATGCTGACCAATGTTCCACAAGATATTAGCAATCCAGGAACTTGGGCTGCTACTGCTAATGAAATTCGTGATATGGCAACAGCACTACACTTACTCAGCGAAATTAATCACAAGTATCCAACAGGAGAGTAATATGCTGGGCACAGAAATAATTATGGCTCGTGCCCTGCGTCATGCTGTAGAAACTAATAATTTAACAGTAGATGCATTGGCAACAATTCCAGGACCATTAAAAAATCAACTGCAAGATTTAACTTTAACTGTGGCAGATGACATGGTTTACAACCAGTTGAAATATTTTCGCCCGTTTGAACACCAGTTAAAGTTTTTTGCTACTGGCGCTAATCCGCAAGCAGAACGCCGTGGTATTCTTGCTGCTAACCGTATTGGTAAAACAGTATCAACCTGTTACGAAACAGCCATGCATTTAACTGGCTTATATCCAGAATGGTGGAACGGCTATCGCTTTGATAAGGCAATTACTTGCATGGTAGCAGGTGAGGGATGGTCGCAGGTAGCCTTGGTTTTACAACAAGAATTGTTAGGCACACAAGACATTAAAATTACTGAGAATATTGGCACAGGTGCAATACCCAAAGACTGTATTATTGTAGACACTATGCGTAATGATGGTGCCAACTGCATTGGTGTAGAAATTAAACACAAGTCAGGCGGTAAAAGTTATTTGCTGTTTGCCAACTACACGCAGGAAGTTCGTCAGTTGCAGGGTTTTAAATTGAACCTAGCAGTATTTGACGAGCAACCACCAGATGACTTCTTCAGTGAGATTGTAACCAGAACTGCTACAACTCAGGGTAAGGTTCTTTGTTCATTTACACCGCTAAAGGGCTTAAACGGATTAGTAAGTAAATTCTGGAACCGTGAAGAAGGTTATGAGTATATTCGTGTAAGTTGGGATGATGTGCCAGAATACGATCCATGGGGACAGCCATTCTTGTTAATGAGCACCAGACGCCAATTAGAAAAAGATTACTTACCGCATGAGCGTGAAGCCCGTATTGCAGGTAAGCCAGTTATGGGTAAGGGCGCTGTGTTCCAGTTAAACTCATTCCCAACTTACAAAACAGGCGATTACAAGTTTGCAGAAATGCGAAACTTGCACCGTGTTATTGCCTTGGACTTGGGTTTGGTTAACGATAAAACTGTTATTAGCCTAATGTATTGGGAACCCCATGAACGAACTGCTTACTTACATAAACAAATTGTGGTGCAAGGCACGGATGAGGCTGTACCTACTCAGTATATCAACCATTTACTTCGTCCTGAGGTGTTTGGTTGTCCTATTGTGCTACCTGCTGACGCAAATACTGCTGGCAGATACACCATGAGTAGTGCCAGTATTCGTGAATTGTTTGAAAGTTATGAACTCAATGTCTATGAGCGAGCCATTATGAACCCGCCTGACCCGCAGGGCAGACAGACAAATCATAAAGCATATGGCATTAACCAGATGCGACAAATGATGGAAGTTGGTAGTTTAATGATAAACGAAAACTGCACACATTTTTTAAGTGAGGCACAGAATTATTATGTGGATGAAAAAGGTCGTTTTAGTGATCCTGACGATTGCATTGACAGTTGCCGTTATGCATTATTGGCTTGCCTCCAAGCCATTGCAGAGCCATGGGATAATCGCACACCACAACAGCGAATGATGGCGCAGCGAGATAGATATATACGCAAGGACGATTCAAACAAACCCGCTTGGAAGCAGGTTATGAATCCTGGACAATAATATGCAAGATTTAGAACAAGACCCGCTGTTTATAATAGCGATAGAAGATGCAGCCACAATATTATGCGAGCCGCACGCCAAGGCATATGCTGAAATTATGGCAAGCATGGACAAGGAAATGACTATCGTAGAAATGATGGCAGAAGATGCCCAAGAACATGAATGTATGGCGTGTGATATGCAAGACGAGTTAAACCGTCCTCGCATAATCCTGCCACATTAATAGCATAAATAATACATTAAAAGGGCAATAACTTATATGCTAGATATTAAACAAATTCCTGTAGATGACATTAACCAAAACAATAAAACTAATGCCAGATTTGTCAGGATGAAAAATCAAATGGATGTTAAAATGGCATCCTACTTGCGTTACTTGGGCACAAAAAACGCTGTTAACAGAGCATCGGATTATCACTATTTGTGCTTGGCAGTTACAGACAGTACTGCACCCGTTAACGGTATTGACTATATTCACCCCAGCGTAAAACCTTGTGTTGATTATGCAACAGCAGTTATTGCCAAGGGACTAATGCCTAATGGCGAAATTAACTTTGAGTTTGTTGCTGACACAGAAGAAGATGAAGTAGCAGCACGCCAAGCCAGCAACATGGTTAACAAAGTTGTAAACAACATGAATGATCCACACTTTGTTTTAGAGCGTTGGATTATGGATGCGGCTATGCACAAAAATGGCATGATGATGATTAAGCCAGTGCGTGAGCAGATTACTCGTTATGTAGAAACTGAAGGCACAAGTGCTCAGTTAAAAGCATTTGAATTACAAGCAGCCGAAGCAGGATTGAATGCACTACGCCAAAGTCGTAGACGCTCAACAGTTGACATGGTTAAAGTTTTAGAAGAAGTCAAAACTGTTATGGGTGAAAATCAAATGGGTTTTGCTCAAGAACTGCTAACTAAAACAATGGATAGTTTTAAAGAACTACCAGAAGATCAAGAAAATCCTCTTGGTGGCGACCAAGAAACCCTAATGGCAGATTACACAGGTAGTCAAGAAGAAATTCTTAACGAAGCCATTAAACGCAATACAATTTACAAAGCCAAGTATAAACTAACTGGCTATATGATTAACATTAAATTCCATCCTATTGCACAGCACTATTGGATTTGTGATCCTACTGTGCCTGAAATGAAGGATCAGCCTTTCTGCGGCTATTATGACCCAATGACCATACAAGAAGCCACAGAATTATATCCAGGCATCAACGACAACCTAGAAGCATTCCGTCAATATGCAGAATATAACATGAACGGTGCTTATCAGGCAGGTAGCGTATTAAACAACTTGGCTATTCACGCCAGAGATTCGGTGCCTGTTATGGGTATTCCTGTTAGCAGTGCCGCAAGTGCAGACCCAGATAGTCGCCAAGTATCTATTGTTACTGTTTGGAACAAATACGATATTGATGGTGATGGTGAATTAGAACTAGTTGAATTAATCTATAGTGGCAGTTATATCATCAGTGCCCGTGAGGTTGAATTTATCCCAGTAGCCAATATGTGTCCAAAGCCTCTACCTGGAAATTTCTATGGTATGAGTATTGCTGAAAGCGTTATTCCAA